GGGCCGCGGGGCGGGGGCGCGAGCCGGCGGCCGGCCCCCGCCCGCCTCAATGACGGTGCCGCCGCGTGAAAAAGTGATGTTGAGTTTTTTTGCGTCAGTCATCGGCAAGCTCCTTTTTTGCAAGCTCAATTTGCCGTGCCGTTTCCGCGGGGCTCTCGCACGGCTTCTCAATGATGATGGTATCTCCGGCCCGCTGAATAACAGTAGGGACAGGAGCGGGCACTGGCGCAGCCTGTATGGGCGTGAGGCCCTGCGTGCTGGTGTCTGCCGCGGATTTTTTCAGCCGATCAAACACGGCGTCTTCCTGGGCCGCCAGCATACGGCGCCCGCTCTTTTCAATTTGCTTGACGTAGCCAACCTCTTCGCCCTCGGCCAGCGGCTTGCCCACTTCATCGCGTGTGCGTCTGGACGGAGAATTGATATTGGCCGCGCGGCGGGCGGCCTCGATGCCGGCGGAGACACAGTTGGCCATGGCGGTGGCGAGCGCGCCGGAATTGCTGTTGACGCCGTTCACCATGCCCTGCACCATCTGGCTGCCGATGGTGGAACACTGGGCAGTTTGTCCATTAGCTTTGGACGCTGCGGCATCTACAGCATTCCCTGCGGCGGTGGCCAGTTCTGGCGCCGCGCTTGTGGCGCCGTCCACGGCGCTTTGCATCATCATCTGCCCGGCCTCTGCCATGGGCGCCGTCGCATTTTGTATGCCGGTTACAGCGCTTTGCGCGGCCATGTTTGCCACTGTAGGCAAGGTGGAGGCAGCCCCGGCCGCATTGTTCATGCCTTCGGCTACCGCATTCGCGGCGCCGCTGGCGGCCTCGGAGTACTGGCCAAGAGACGCGGAGGCGCTGCCCATGCTCTGCGCTGCGCCGGATGCCTGTGCTCCGGCGTTTGCTATGGCCGCACCGCTTTCGTTCGCCATCTGGGCCAGCCGGGCGTTTTCCTCGTTCAGCCCGTTGATTTTCCCTTGCAGGCCTCCAATCGTGCCACTGGCGGTATCCATTGCGCCGGTCTGGACTTCAATACTATTTGACACTTCGCCCAGAACGTTAAGCAGGCCGGTCTGTGCAGCAGAAAAGGCTTGGTCGAGTGATACATGTTCCTGTAGTGCCCAGGTGCCGTCTTCCAGCTGCACAAAATAGCTTTCCAGGGCAGGGATTGCCTCGATGTAAGCGGCCGTATTGGCCATGAGGGCAGAAGCACGTCCGTTTTCGAGGTCCGTTTGCAGTTGCAATAGCTCTGCCTGCCGGGCCTCCAGTTCGTTTTTCTGTGCAAGGGCCGCATCGTATTCTTCTACGGCTTCCCGCTGTGCAATTTGCACATCTACAAGCGCTGCAGTGTTGTCCTTGATTTTTTGCAGATAGGCCTCTGTCAAGGCCATCTGCGTGGAAGCCTGGATATATTCGTGGATCTCATCCTTGGCAATTCCAATCAGGCGGCCCTGTTCGTCTATCTGCAGGTTGAGGTCAGGGTAAAGCGCATTCAAGCCTTCCACGGCTGCCTGCAGCTGTGCCATTTCCTCAGCGTTCAGGTCTTTGCCAGAGAGCCGGTCAATGATACCCGCATATTGCTCAGCTACTTCAGCGCTCGCCAGAATGCTTTCCTGCTGGTCGGCAAACGCCTCGTTTGCTTGGGCTATCTCGTCTTGAATATTTTCGAAGGCGGCACGCATATCTGCGGTTTGTTCCGCCACAGCGTCCGCAATACGGAAATTATCGGTGAACAGCGCCGTGAATACATCGCCGATGCCGCTCAGCAGCCGGGGAATCGCCGAGAAGATACCTTCCACAAGGCCAACCGCGAACTGAGCGCCTACTTTGATGAGAGTGGGCAGGTCGGTAAGCAGCGCCACCAGCGTGTCAAAAAACACATCAACAGCAGCAGGCAGCAGGTCGGGCAGGCTTTCAGCGATGGCCCCCACAAGCTCGGTGGCAAGCCTTACACCAGCCTTTGCAATGCTTGGCAGCGCTTTGCTGAGGCCAGATACGGCATCTTTCAGGGCCTTTTGCAGGTTGGTGGCAATATTTTTTGCGTTGCGCCGCAGGCCGGTGGCAAAAGCGTCTATGGCATCGGCGCCTACGTCGATGAGGTCGCCTGATTTTTCGGCCAGTACAGAAACCATGTCGGCCAGAATATCACCTGCGGCAAGCACCAGCTCGCGGGTGCCGCCGCTGGAAAAAGCCTGTGTCAGCTCGTCCACCCAGCCCATGGCAAGGTCAACGGCGCTGCCCAGCCCCTCGTCCGTGCTCTCATAGATGGCAATGCCAAGGGCCGCTACGCTGTTTTTCAACAACTGCAGGCGGCTCTCCATGGTTTTATACCGCTGCTCGGCCTCTTTGGAGAGCGCGATATTCTCATCCCATGCGGTATTGGCAATGTCAAGCGCCTCCGCAAACACATCGCTGGCGCCGGAAGCGCGCAGCAGGGCGTCGCGCATACGGATGTCGGAAAGGCCGATATCGTCCAGCGTTTTGATGGCACTGCCGCCCTCATCGTTGATGCGGGCAAGGCCCTGAATAAAGGAAAGAATGGCCTGCCCGGCGTCCTGCTCGAATGCCTCCCGGAACTCGTCGCCCGTCATGCCCGCCACATCGGAAAAGTCAGTCAGGGCCGCGCCGCCCTGCGCCACGGCCAGTGACATTTTGGAAATAAGTGTAGAAAAGGCCGTGCCGCCAGCCTCCGCCTCGATGCCCACGGAAGACAGCGCGCCGCTGAACGCCATAATTTGAGCTTCGGTCAGCCCCACTTGAGAGCCCGCGCCTGCAATGCGCATGGCCATGGCGGTTATTTCCGCTTCCGTGGTGGCAAGATTGTTGCCCAGCGCCACCACCACGCTGCCAAGTCTGTCAAAATTCTCCTGGCTCATGCCCACGATATTGGCAAACCGGGCAAAGCTGGTGGCAGCCTCTTCCGCTGTCAGGTTGGTGGCTACGGAAAGGTCAGCCATTGTGGCCGTGAATTCCTCGATGTTGTCCACATCAATGCCCAGCTGACCGGCACTCTCCGCAATGGCGGACAGCCCGGCAGCTGTCACGGGAATTTCCTTCGAGAGATCAATAAGGCCGTCATGCAGGGCGCTCAGTTGCTCGTCGCTGGCATCTACCGTCTTTTTTACGCCCGCAAAGGCGCTCTCAAATTCGATGCCCACCTTGATGGCGGCCGCGCCCAGCCCGGCCACGGTGGTGCCGGCAGCGACGATGCTTGCCCCCACGGCGGCCATGCCCTTGGCGGCAATGCCGCCCAGCTTTTTCACGCCGCTGTCAAAGCCCTTTTCATCAACTTTTGTTTCGAACAGCAGGCTGCCGTCTGCTTTTTGCGTGCTCATGCCGTGCCCTCCTTGCAATCAACTGCAAAATGCACGGCTCAAAGGCTCAAAGGTGCTTTTTCTGCGTGGGGAATATCTGCTTCCCGTCTTTGATGATGATTTCTGTTTCCGCCCCGCAGGTGCGGTTCCGGGTGCATTTGGCATAAATGCCGCCGCTGCACTGTGCGGTATTGTCATATAAAAGCAGCTTGGCCCCGCAGCCTGCGCAGCGGAGCCAGTGCCTTTCCAGAGGTGGATATTTCATCTTCTTATGGCCTCATATCATGCTGAACAGGGCGCTGCCGATATCCTCATCGGTAAGCTCGCGCTGTGGCAGGCTGATTTCATTTTTAATGCGCTGCACCCGCCTGCGCTCGGCCTTGTCCTTGATTTTGCTTGCATCGGTGCCGCGGTAGGCCATGCGCTGCTTGATTTCCGTATCGCCCGGAAGTGCCTCCAGCAGCCAGCGGAACGCCCACCAGTGCAGGTATTCCACCTGAAAAATATCAATGCGGTAAACCGCCAGAAACGCGGCATAGATGTATCCGGCATCCCATCGGTATGAAAGCACCGCTGGCCCGCTGGCCGTATCCTCTTCCTGCTCCGGCTCGCCGCAGGCCGCGGCTCGCAGGCGGCGCTTCTCGGCCGCCAACGACACTTCCTGCATCGTGACAAACCGCCATAGCGCATCCAGCCCTGCCGCACGGGAAGGGGGCCGCCGCGCAGTAAAATACTGCATGGCGGCCTCCTTTTTTACTTCGTCCGACATTTCCGCTTCCGGTAACTGCAGCATGTCCATCAGCTGCACAATGTCACGAAAATCTGTCGCAATGGGATATAGAGCCCCATCAATCTCCACAGCCTCCGGTAGCGCCTTGTAAAACGGGTTCATTTGCCCTTCGCCCGGGCTTGTGCGCGCCTTGCGGCCCGGTTGGGCACCCATGCCTGCACCAGCTTTTCGCGGCGCGCAAGCGTGCCGGCATTCTGCGCCTTTACAAAGCCCAGGAAACTGTCGTACACTTCATCGCATTCGCGCGCATTCCTGCGGCCCTCAAACAGCTTCTGTGCGGCGCCCGCGCCGAACAGGTCATCAAACAGGGTGCAGTACATCTCGCAGTAGGCACGCACTATGGCAGATTTTTTTCCTGTGCGCACAAGGTTTCTTTCCGTCTCTGCCATTCTGGCAAAAGCGGCCTCATACCGCTCAAGCTCTTCTGCGTCCTCCATGTCAAAGCGCAGCTCGTGCCCGTGTATTTTCCACACGGTAAGGTCTGTAGTCTGGCTCATTGGCTCATATCCTCCATTTAATTTTCAGTTGCTGGCCCCGAGGGACTTCAACCCGCGGGGCTCGGTTCACCTTCCGTAAAAGTAAGCGTCTCCCAGTTATCGTCAGATGTGGCATATCCCTTGACGCTTTCTCCGGCCGTGCGCAGCGTGCCCGAGTAAGTATAGGCGTCCGTGCTGTCACCCTCAGTGTCAGGAATGACAGAATACGGCTTTTTCCATGCGACAAACTGGCCCGCTGTTTCGCCCGCAGGCTGTGAAAGGTCTACAATTACCACGTTGCGCACGGCTTCGCTGCCCAGCAGTTCCCCATCCGTGATTGACACGATTTCCTTGTGCACCGGCGTGTTGGTGTACAGGTCGAATGTGTACGAGATAGAGGGAGAGAAGCCGACAACGTCTGTCTGCTCAAAGGCCTCATCCACATACTGGCGCGAATATTCTTTGGGGTTCGAACTTTTCGAAAATGCCGTGAATTTGCGCATGCGGTGGAATTTCTCGGTGCTGGTTTCCACAATACCGAGGAACGCAACCTTTTTGTGGCGGCCAACAAGGGCCGCGGTGTTTTCTGCCATGATGTTAAACCTCCTTTGTGTAAATAAGGCGCCACTGTATTTGGTAACGGCCGGTTTGGCCGTCCTCGCTTTGCAGGTATCCGCTGGCAATCAACTCCACCCGCTGCGGCACCTTGTTTTTGCTTTTGATAAGCGGGATGATGCCCGCATCGTTCTGTGCCTCCACCCAGTCCTCCAGCCGCTCGTAAAAGCCGCTGTTTTCGATGTTGTCTACATCCCCGGGGGAAAACCATTCTCGGCTGGTAAATGCAAACTGATACTGCCGCAGGCTGTCGCCGTCCGCATATTGCGTAATAATAGGGTCGCAGGGCAAAACGTCCAGCGAATAGCTCACGGGGGCCAGCCCCAGCGCGTCAATCAGCAGCCGCCCGCGGCGCAGCAGGGGGCAGGCCTTGAAATATTCCCGGATGCCGTATATCAACAGGTCATCATTTTTCATTGAATTTTCGCTGCCCCCTTCAAAATCTGCTCTTTGTTGCGGGCTTTCATGGTTTCAAACCATTTGGCCTTGGTTTTGTGCGTGTAATACTGCCGCCGTGCATAAATGGCAAGGTAACGGATAACGCCGCTGCCCAGCACAGTGCCCAGCTTTGCCGAGAGCTTTAACATGCCGGTGCGAAACGGCGTCAGCGGGTCCATGTAGCGCAGGCAGGAACTGTCCACATACTTTTGCCTGCGGCTGAAAGCCGCGCGGTGCTTCGGCGCGAAATTGGGGTTCCATTCAAGGCGCGCCTTGCAGTTTCCCACGCGGATTACCCGCCCGCGCGGTGTCTCAATACTCCATTCCTTTGCCATTGCTACACCGCCTTTGCGCGCCAGTGCTGCACCGCGGCCGTGCCGTTCCGGTTATCGGCGGCCTCGGTGATTCTCCACACCTTCCCGTATTGCTCCATTAGGGCGCGGGGGGAGATGGGCGGTGGCAGCTCATGCGCCCCGGCCAGCAGATACCCGCCCGGGGCCAGTGTCCAGTGTGCGGCCGCGGCGCTGTCATTCATCGCCTGCCACTCGGCAGGGGCACAGTACACACGCCCCCCGAAGCCGGCATCAATGGGGATACGCACGCGCAATTCGTCGCCGGGGTTATCGCCACCCTTGTGCACAGCGTGTATCCACACGCCCCGCACCGTTACCGCCGTGTATTCGTCCTGCCGCTGGACGGCGTCATACCGGGGAATCAGCAGCGTAATGTCTGCGTTTGCAGTCAAGTGCAGCACCCCCCGCACAGGTCGGTGCGGTAAAGCCCCGCGTACCGGATAGGCGAGTGCGGCGGGAGGTACACTCCCGCCGCCTCCAGCATTTGTGCTTCCATGGCGGCCTGCATGTCGGTGTGGGCGCCGTAACTCACGCTGTAACCGTCGCTGTTCTCGCTTTTGATGCCGGCAGCCGCGGCCTTGGCCCCTTGGGCCTGCGCTGCCTGCTGCGCATGGAGGGCCTCGGCAACGGCGCAGCAGGCCATTTTAACGGCTTCCGTCACCTCCCAGCCATGGTGCAGGCGCCCGTAGGTAAGCCTGTCCACAAAGGCATCTGCACGCGCAGAAATGCGGCGCCAGTCGGCTTCCGGGATGTCCTCGCCCTGGTAGGTGCCTGTATAAAAGGCATAGTCCGCATACATGGCCGCACCGCCTTTCAGCTTGCGGCGATGATGCCCGCTGCGCGCAGCGAGGCCAGCAGCGCGTTATATTCCTCCTTGGTAGGCGTTTCGCCCGCGGCGTCGGCCACGGCCGCACCCTGTTTGACAAGGCCCGCCTTTTCGGTGGTGGCCGCACCTGCGCCGCCCGCCGCGGGCCCGCTGCCGGCCGTTTCCTGCCCCACCCCCC